AATGTTACTAATACATTCATGGCCAACTTTAGCCTGCCCGTAATACGCAACAATTTTTAATACCAAATTCCTTAAATTTTAAAAAACATCATATCCATCCGAGGAGGGATCAGATTGATACCAACTTTTTATCAACAGTGGATGCCTTGAGTGCGTCACTGACGAGTTTACAATTAATGACCCATGCACGAGCCGTATGTATTTTTTTACTGTGTAGTGATCATCCGATATTTTTTTGATCAACTGTCGTGTCGAAATCGAGACCCATTTGGTTTACGGGTTCATCCACACCAGTCTTCACTTTTTCTTTGAACATCTTCCAGTCAATACCTTCCTTCACACCCGGGAAGACGAGACATCCAACATCATCACCCATTTTGAACATTTCATTGATACTCACTTCATCGATACTAATTCCAAAATCAATGTAAAGGATCCGGTCAAACGTAGTCAACAAACGTTCGATAGCCTTCGCCTTCGCGAATGGATCATCATTGACAAAAGAGATTTCGTTATGGTGACCATTATGGATACATGCGATGTTCATACGAAGGATCGTGTGAAGTGTTTTTACATGACAAGATTTAGACCTCGTGTACAATGATAGTGGCAAACTTCATTTTATGAAAAACATGCCTAAACCTTAAGCCTGCATTTAAGCATCCAGTGAATGGCAAATTACCTATATGTCCCAACGTGGTATGAATATGGGCATGGATCTTACCATCCATCTTCTGCCAGCGTCGACAGAATGCGTAATCTTCCGAGAGGTATCTCCTAGTATCAGGGTCAATCATACCAATCAAATACGGCGTAATACTCGTCAAAATCGCGGTTTTGATGATCATTCTTACATAACAGTTCGGGATACTTTTCATGCATCCTTTCAAAGACGGATCGTTTGATCATCATGAACCCAGTTGGGCCATCCAAAATCTCTACGAAACCGTTTTCAACTGTACGTCTGGCAGAACCAATATTGACGACAAGACTGGAAGAGAGCATCGCCATGTCCCTCTCATCACCTTTCTTAACAGCTTCTGCAGCCTGATCCCACATGACAACCTTTTTTGGGTAACACGCGACTGCTATGTCGTAGGTAGATTCTAAAAGTTTGACAACCGATTCGGGTTCAAAATCGACATCGGCATCAATAAACATGAAATATTCAGCATCCGTCTTTTGCATGAAACGCCCGACGGATACATTACGAGCACGATGTACGAGTGATTCATTTTCTGTCGTATCGAGCATAAGTTGTACACCCTTATTTATGAGAAGAAGTTGTAGTTTAATTATACTGGTCATATATTTATCTAAACACAAACCCCGTAGCATGGTGTTGAGAGAAACAACTTCACCATTTAGTAAGTCACGCCCTTCAGCTCTAAGTGCTTTTTAATAATACATTCTATCTTGTTTACTGTGGGTACAGAGACGCCACATATTGAACAAATCTCACTCTTTGTATGAACACCTCTAAGTGCTATCAAAATCACGGCAGACGCGATACTGTTCGGTGTCTTACTCATGAGTTCGATGCAGTCTTCAATGTCGCTACACATCTTAGTACAAGTGGGTCGGTAATCTTGACCCATATTGAAGTTTCCTAGTAGTCGATGCACAACATCACAAGGTTTGGTCATATAATTCTTTTCTGTTTTTCCCATTATCGTCTCCTTAAACATCTGTGTCGTACGGCTCAGGTCTTTACTCTGTATACCAAACATGTCGGCAATCTCTCTTGTCGTTCTTGGCACCTTCGCCAATCTACACGCGTATAAAACGCAATTACCCTTGATACCGATACGAACAGCACCCCCTAGTTAATTTACTATCGTCAAATTTTTTGTACATCATTTTAGCATCTTTCAGTATCGAGTCGGGAAGTGTATAACACGCTTCGTCAATATCCTTGTATGCATGAAAGAGTGACCGATCTTTGTGGTTCATCGACATGTGAAAATTAATTTTCGCCATACGCTTGAGTTCATATTTAGAAGAACCTGTTGTTGCAATAATAGATCCCTTTCCCCATGCTTGTGAAAAGAGTTCGGGGTTTGAGTTTGGATTTCCACATCGTGACGGATCGTTTATTTTCCATCTTCACTCACACCACTCGTCCATTCCGGTGATTCATCAATGAACCGATCTTCGACCAGACCACATGATGAACACACCGGTAATCCTTCTGGTGTGTATACTTTTACTCCATTACACTCAATGCAAAAATTTTATTGAGTAGCTTTATTTCTTCTTTCCTGCCGAATATAGTATCGACTTGGTTCCATATAGCAGCTAATTCCATTCTACTGGATGTCAATTCTTATTTTTACCTAGAACAACGCACTTACTTAGGTAAGGGATTTTTCAATCATATCAATGGTTTCCTTAAAACTCCTAGCACCTGGGGTAGAAGGCTTCCATTCCTCCCATTCCTTGTCTATAAGTTCATGACCTGATGGGGGTCCGATTGGTATACCATCATCGGGAACGACGAAGTCCGCCATCTCAGAGTCTGTGTCGGAATCGTCATGGTCTTCATAAACGTCACTGTCTACATCCTCGACGTCAATTTCATCATATAAACTGTACATGTTAATACCTACCATCTTCATACCAAGATCGGTAAATGCTGTACCACTTGGGTAATGTTCAAATACACTTTCGAATGGAGCCGGGTTAAGATTTCCAGACTCCAACTGGTAGACACAAGCACTCTTGTATATTTTATTGGTTGGAGACAGATACGAAACTCCTAGTGTATTGCCGGTATTCATGCCTACGAGGGCGTACATCTCATCTTCTGTACCATCTTCGTTCACGAGTAACTTGATGATGTCGTCCTGGAATATGCTTTCGCGCGAAATCATACTTAGAGTTTTCGGAACAAAAATAATCAGGGTAAATAACACAGATGAGAGTTCAGATTTATTCAAAGGATGGGTGTGGGTTATGTGATGCGGCTACCAAACTATGTGCTTCGGAAGGTTTCGATTATGAAAAAATTAACATAGATGCAGTCGAATTGAACAAGTTATGTGAAGGTAAACTTGATTCCTATCCTCAAATATTTGTGAACGATCGTCGTATCGGTAACTATTTTGAATTCCAACAATTCATCGAAGACGAGTATGAACCATTGTTGGAACCGACGTTGGACCGTTTCACTGTTTTTCCCCTTCAAACACCAGAACCTTTGGGATCTCTATAAGAAGGCACAAATGTCCAACTGGACAGCTGAAGAGATTGACTTTTTCGAAGGATATGGAAGACTGGAATAATTTTAACGGACAACGAACAAAAAGTTCATTTAAGGTATATCTTAGCATTCTTCGCTGGATCCGATGGAATTGTTTTTCGAAAAACATTAATAATAATTTTTGCTGATGAAGTACAAGCCTCCGAAGCTCGCTCTTTCTATGCCTACCAAGCTCATAATGAGATGGTTCATGGTGAGACGTATTCAAAACTGATCGACAAATACATCAAAGACTCAACAGAAAAGAAACAGCTTTTCCAAGCTGCTCAGACAATCCCATGCATTCAACGTAAAGCTGAATGGGCCATGAAATGGTTTGACAAATCACGACCCTTTGCCGAACGTCTATTTGCTTTCGCATGTGTAGAAGGTATATTCTTCTCTGGGTCATTCTGTGCCATCTACTGGCTCAAGAAACGTGGACTCTTACCAGGTCTCTGTTTTAGCAATGAGCTGATCAGTAGAGATGAAGGTCTTCACCAAGAATTCGCAGTCGAACTTTACAAGATGCTCAACCAAAACCATCAAAGGAAACTATTCACGCGATAATTCAAGAGGCGGTTGAAATTGAAAAGGGGTTCATTCTTGATGCACTCCCATGTAGTTTAATCGGTATGAACTCCGAAAAGATGTCTGAATACATCGAATACGTATCTGATCGTCTTTTGAAACAAGTCGGGCAACCAGTGATTTGGAAATCCAAAAATCCTTTCGATTTTATGGAGAATATTTCATTGGATGGTAAGACGAACTTCTTTGAAAAGCGAGTGGGTGACTACGGTAAGATGGATGAAGATTCTGACGAGATTGAATTTGATGATGAATTTTAAACTCTCTGTAACTCGTTTTCGGCTGTACTACTGGTTCGTACGAGTTCCTGACTTCGCCGTTTTCCAGATACTGATGTGAACGCAGAGATCCACCGAGAAACTATACGTTTGGATGAAGTAATCGATCTTGTATCGTCTTCTACGAGTATACTTAAACCATTACAAACATCGGGTTTATTTTCTTTACCTGGAAACTGTGAAAGAAACGCCTGAATGGAAACAGCTGGTATATCGGGTGAATCACTTAAAAGCTTGTCGTATTCCTCTCTTGATTTCATAATAAATTCAACTACTTCAGTTCTATGTTTGACATCAAGAGATATCTCCATATCTATCGACCTATAAAACTTCGACCATTGTACACACATCGCGGAATGTGATTCAGAAAGTGATAAACTCTGACTAAATTTACTAATCGATGTGAGAATACCACCGAGTACGTTCATAAAAGCGAAGAAGTATTGGATGATCATAATCTTGTTCTTAGTATCCGTAGATACGTCTTCGTTACCACTAGGGTTTAAAACTGCGAAACCACCCACACCCGTGATACTCGCTATAACTATACTAGGATACGCTAACCAATCGTTTTGTTTCTTATAGAATAGACGTGCATGGTTATGAAGCCAGCGATACCCCGCTGCCTTCTCGGCCCATTTTATAAGCAACCTTTCCTGGCGATCACACCATTCGCAGCTGTCGTCGCTCATAGCTAACTTATCCTGATATATTTTTCAAGATCCGGTTTCATTTCTTGTACCCACCATTTCTTTTTTCCGCATCCCATTTTTGCACCATTTGGATTTTGCGAATTCTTTCTCTTCGTAGGGAACCTCCAAGTATACACGGGTCATCCAATTTTTAGCTTCTTCTTCAGTTTTGAATGACTTATATACCGCACCCGGGTATCCATCCACTTGTTCTTTAGCTTCGTCCCATGTTGTGTATATACCTGTAATATGTCCCTTGAGGATACTGTAAAATTTTTGTTTTTCGTAATCTTTCCACCAGCAGTCTCAAATGCCAATGCATCAACTTCTTCATTTTTAGGATTACCGTTGTGGGCCTTTACCCATTCCCATTCAACCTTCGTTAATTTATTACGCACGTCATCGATCGCAATCCATAAATCTTTATTTTTCACGGGTGTACCCGTTGATGTTATCCAGTCATTCTTTTTCCAGTTGATAATCCATGAACTAATACCCTTCTTCACATATTGACTATCCGTAAATATACACACTTCTTGAATGTCTCGAGTTACACATTCTTCGAGGGCTTTGAGAATCGCAGTCATCTCCATTACATTATTGGTCGTGTCAGTCTGTTTACCAGATAATCTAAACTGATCACTAACCACACCCCAACCACCACGTCCAGGATTACCGAGACAACTTCCATCAGTGTAGATCTCATACATACTTACTTACTGGCTTATCCTTATATTCGGAAGCCTTCTTAGGTTTTTTACAGATCGTGGTGGATATACTTAAGTGGGTTGTCGGGTTTGAAGAAGTCCTTAAACGGACACTCTTCACAACGCGTGTGACGTACCGCACATTTGAGTGCGTCAGGTTTCGTGATACATGGTTTTTTCATAGATTTTTTTCGTTGCCGATAAGTACGTCTTCTAATATAAAAACAATTAATAGATAATTGTCCAATAACTAACATATTATTAGATTATGATGATTTATTTTTAAGTTTGTATTCGGGATATTCCGAAGCCTTTTGAGGTGTTTTACATATGATGTCACCACAATGGTCTCTATTTTGGTATACAGAATTCATCGAGGCCGATATTTCATGACATGACTTTAGGGACCAACGTCCTAAGATAGGTTTTCCACCTTAGCAAAAAGTTTAAACACTTCCTTGAACATATATTAAATATGGGGTTTATATATTTAAGTTTATTAAAATAGTTCATCTTCAACTTCTATTTTAAGTTTGCAGTCACCTTTCGGGTAAGCCACACATAACATGGTATACCCCCTCATCATTTGATGTTCATCAAGAAAGGATTGTTCATCTTGGCTTATATGACCCCATACTAATCTCGCCACACACGCGGAACACGAACCTTTGCGACACGAATATGGGAGGTTGAGACCTTCTTCTTCCGCTGCATCTAGAATGTACGTTTCATCATCACATTCAAAGGTTTCTTCACCACCGGGTATAATGAGGGTAATTTTATAATTTGTACGGACAGTTACACGAGACTTCTTCTTGATAATACGAGTTCGTGGTACGAGCGGTGGTCTAATATGACAAGTGGAAAGGGCAGACATACTATTTTAATATAAATTTCGTTTTTAAATAGCATTAACAGTGCATTTTAAAAATGATTTATGATTTAATTTACTAATATACCGAAACCAACCGATTAGTTGGAGAAGGCGAGGCCGCCCATACCGCTCTGGATGCGGAGGACGTTGTAGTTCGTGGCGAACATGTTGAGCGAAGTCGCGGCACCGCTCGTTAGATCCATACCAGCCTTAATCTTGATGGCAACCTGGGCGTTATCAATACGCGAGAAGTTGCAGGTACCCGTGGGTTGATGTTCCTCGGGCTTGAGCGCGAAGGAATACGAGTAGATACCGGGCATGGGGGAACCAGAGTGGTGGTTGTAGGCTTGCACTTGGTTGAAGTACTTACCGGTTTGCTCCTTGAAGC